TCCCCAGCCTTGCTTTCGGGGAATACCTTATCACAAGGTGGTATTACCGTAAAACCAAACATCGCTTACAAAGAAGTGATGAAGAAAATTGCAACAGATGACATCTTGAAAGATGCTTCTTGTGATTTTGACCCTACATCTACTGTAACTCTTACAGAGAGAATCTTGCAACCAGAAGAATTTCAAGTAAACTTACAATTATGTAAGAAAGACTTTATTTCTGATTGGGAAGCAGGACAAATGGGATTATCTGCATACAAGAATATGCCACCTAAGTTTTCGGATTTTTTAATCGGACACGTTGCAGAAAAAGTTGCACAAAGAATAGAAACAAATATTTGGGCAGGAACTAATGCTACAACTGGTCAATTCGATGGTTTAACTACTTTGTTTGCTGCTGATGGTGATGTTTTAGATGTTGCTAATACTGCTGCGGTAACTGCTGCTAACGTAATTGATAAATTAGGTGATACAGTAGATTTAATTCCAAATACAATAAAAGGAGAAGCAGACACAAATATTTACGTTTCGTCTAATGTATTTTACGCTTATGTACGTGCATTAGGTGGATTTGGCGCACAAGGATTGGGTGCTAATGGTGTAGATGGTAAAGGAAATCTTTGGTATAACAACGGAGGTCTTAAATTTGATGGAATCAATTTATTTTTAGCAAATGGACTTGGAAGCGACAAAATGGTTGCTGCACAGAAATCTAACTTATTCTTCGGTACTGGTTTATTACGTGACCAAAACGAAGTAAAAGTGATTGATATGGCTGACATTGATGGTTCTCAAAACGTTAGAGTTATTATGAGAATGACTGCAGGAGTACAGTACGGAATCGGAAGCGAAGTTGTATATTACACCGCTTAAAATAAATAATTAACCAAGAAAAAGGGTGGGTTCTGCCCACCTTTTTTTATAAAAAACATAAATATATGAGTTGTGCAATATCTAAAGGTCGTTCATTACCTTGCAAGGATTCGGTAGGTGGTTTAAAAGCCGTTTATATAGTAGATTATAGTACTGATGTAGCAGGAGAAGATATTACAGATGGCGAAATATCCATTCCTGCAAGTATTACTGATTGGGGTAAATTTGACATAAAAGGAAATTCTTCTTTAGAAACTACTATTAGTAGTTCAAGAGAAAATGGTACTACTTTCTTTGAAAGTGCATTAAATCTTACTTTTACTTACTTAGACCATGAAACACAAGCTGAAATCGCAAAGATAGCAAAGGCAAGACCACACGTAGTTGTTGAAGATTACAATGGTAATTACTTATTGCTTGGTCACGAACATGGTTGTGAGGTAACTGGAGGTACTACTGTAACTGGTGCTGCTATGGGAGATTTGAGTGGGTTTACTTTAGTGTTAACAGCACAAGAAGTAGCACCCCCACCATTTTCGGGATTACCCGACAGTTCGGGTAGTACGCAGATTAACCCAGAGACTACTTAATATTAATTAAATAACGGAGGTGTTTAAATAAAAAGGGAGGCAATAGCCTCCTTTTTTTATGGAACAAAGTCAAGCTATTCAGTTATATAGATATGATAAAGTTATTACCGACAACATCACAACAAGCGATAGATATTCTACCAAGAAAATATACTATCAATAGTGATTTGGTTAAGAACGGAAACTTTGTGAATGGTTCTGATTGGACTACGGAAGGTGATGTTTCCATTGGCGGTGGTTTAGCTACTTTTACCGAAACAAGTGTACTTTCAAGAGTAGTACAATCAAACGTCATGGTAATTGGCAAGCAATATAGACTTACCTATGAGGTTAAAACAAAAACATCTGGAGGTTTAAGAACATCTTTATTTGGTTCTACATCACAGAATGTAGATATACCTTCTGAAATTGGATTTAACACATTTCAAGGTGTATCGTTTCAAACTGATTTAAAAATAAAAAGAAGTTCAGACCCAACAAATTTAACCTTAACAAATATATCTGTAAGGGAATCTACTTCTCTTGAATTTATTACATTGGTAATTATAGAGGATGGAACAAGAAAGTTTCAAACTATAACGAGTGTTCCTTACGCTACAAATGGTAACTTTTTGAGATTGTATTGTGATTTTACTATACTAACAGAGGGCAATTCTTATCACTTTGAAGTAAAGCAAGGTACTACTTTATTGTATCGAGACAAAATATATTGCACATCACAAACATCTAAAACTGTTTCGCACACATTAAACACTAACAAGTACACAGAAGTAGTAGGTAGTGATTCAGTAATGCCAAAATATATAATAATTGGAGACACAACAACATCAAGCGATTCTTCTTCATCTGATTCTTCATCTGATTCATCGGCAGTAACATTAAATTATAGATTTATCTATGGTGTTGACACAAGCGTGTCAAACACAGAATATTATTATTATCCATTATTCGCAACACAAGAAGAAGCTAATTATTTAGATTCTCAAAGTGGTGGTTCTGGTACTTCACATACTCACACTTTCATAGATGATGCGAGTAATACTACTTGGTATATGCCATCAACTGGTGGAACTCACAATGGTACACAAGCACCAATAGGTAGTCAATATTCTGAAATAACATCATCTGGATTTATTGATACAGATGGTGATGGTATATATAATTATCTTGACACAGACGATGATGGAGATGGAGTTGTAGATTCATTAGATGCTTTCTCATTAAATTCTGCTGAAACATTAGATACAGATTCAGATGGTATTGGAAACAATGCAGATACAGACGATGATGGAGATGGTCAAACTGATGCTAATGAAACATTGTACGGTAGTAACCCATTAGATTCTTCTTCAACTTACGCTGATTTGGATGGCGATGGTATTGCTGATTCTGCTGATTCAGATAGAGATGGCGATGGTTATGCAAATGATAATGATTATTACCCAGACGATGCTTCACAATGGCAAGCACCAACCACATCATTCGCAGGTGCAATATTAGAATTTACGACAGATGGGGCAAATCAAGAAGTTGTAATAGCTACACAAACTTGGGGTTCTGCACCTAATTACACTATTGATTGGGGTGATGGTAATTCAGAAACAGTAACATCTACTGCTTTTCAAACACATACTTATTCAAGCGCAGGAACTTACGATGTAAAAATATTGGGTACTTTTTATAGATTTAGATATTCAAATCTAAATGATGCTGATAAAAGAAGTAGATTGACTGATATAAAGCAATGGGGTAATATATCTTACACAACTATGGAAGATGCTTTTAAAAACTGCGATGGTCTAACTTCGATAACTGCGACAGATACACCAACAATTCAAAGTGGTGGAAAATTAGATAGAATGTTTCAGTATTCATCAGTAACTTCTATCAATAATGTTGGTAATTGGGATGTTTCTGGAATTTCGAGTATGGGTGATGCTTTTTATGACACTTTATCAAACATAGATACAACTACTTATGACGCACTATTAATTGGTTGGGCATCTCAAAACTTACAAAGCAATGTAGCATTAAATATGGGAGGTTCTCGATATTCAAGTGGTGCTGCTGCAACTGCAAGACAAACGCTTGTAAATACATATAGTTGGACAATAACAGATGGAGGGCAAGTATAACATGATAAGAGTTTATAAATCATCAATAGAAAAGTTTTATATATTGTCTAAAGATAATACAGACATTTACCATTATGGTAAATTGTCTGTTGGACAAACATTAATAAGCGGTTTTGATAATGCTGAAAAATTCACTTCTATTGATGCGTTTGAAAGTAAATTAATGGATTTAGGTCTTTACGAAGAATACTTAGAAAACAAACAAAATGAGTAGAAGAAGTAGAAAAGAATATAAAGATAGCATTAGGATGGTTTCTTTGTCGGGTTATGAAATACCCAAAGTAGAAGAACACCACAAAAATGATTGGGTAGAATACGGAGAAGATAATTGTTACTTTAATGATTTAGTAGAACGATATTTAGGTAGTGCTACAAATTCAAGATGTATTAATGGTATTGTAGATATGATTTATGGTCGTGGTTTAAACGCTACTGATTCAGAAACCAACCCTATTCAATTTGGAAAGATGAAGGTCTTGTTAAGACCTAAAGAAGTAAAGAAGATTGTAAACGACATAAAACTTCTTGGTATGGCTTCTATGCAGATTCTATATAAGAATGGCAAGAATGAGATAGACAAGATTTTACATTTTCCAATGGAAACACTTCGTGCTGAAAAAGCTAAAGATGGTAAAATAAAAGCCTATTACTATC